CCCGACGCTCGTGGGCAGAAACGAATGACCGTAAACAAACGTCTCACACGTAAACAAGAGCTTTTTGTAAAAGAGCTTGTGAGTAACGACGGGCTTATTACTTTCAAGGAAGCGGCTATAAGAGCGGGCTACCCAGAAAGTTCTGCACATTCCAGAGCGTATGAACTAACCAATCAACATCGATGCCCTCATGTCGTTGCGGCTATCAAGTCTTACCGTGCGGAACTCGATGCGAAGTTCGATGTAAACTATGGGCGTCACGTTAGAGACCTTCAGCGTATCCGTGATCTTGCTTTGGAGAACGGTGCCTATTCGGCTGCCGTCCAAGCCGAATATCGAAGAGGCCAAGCGCAAGGCGACATCTATGTTAATAAGTCGGAGATACGGCACGGCAGTATCGACAGTATGAGCAAAGAAGAAGTTTTGAAAGCTTTAGACGATTTACGAGAAAGCTATGACGCAAACACTATCGACGTTACCCCAACCGAAGATGCCGAACGAGGCAGGTCTTTACAGACAATTGAAGGCAGCATCGAAGACGCGGAGAGCTTGGAGCCTGACGAGGATTGAGAACTGGGCGGGTCAGGGTATTCCTGATCTTCTGATCTGCGACGAAAAAGGTAAGTTTCATTTCGTTGAATTGAAGTTTTGTAAAGCAAACGCCGTCAAGTTAAGTCCGCATCAAGTCGCTTGGTTAACTCGCCACAGAGAGAGCAGTAGTTGGGTTTTGGCTAAGAGACAGTCTAAACCAGACGCAAAGCCCTCCCTACACCTCTACAGCGCCTCTCAGGCCCTATCTGTTTCGGTGGACGGGTTAAAAACCCCGTCAATATTCAGTTGTGAATATCCTTTTGATTGGAACGAAGTTTTCCGCTTGATATCTCCCATATAATCGCATACTATAAAAAGCGTTAGCAAAACGGAGAATGCATTATGAAAGTTGTTAAGTTAACTTGGTTCGCGGAAGAGTGGAACGCATATACTTATGCGTGGCCTTATGATGCTGCCGTCCAAGCCGATGAAGAAACTTTTCGTCAGAAATGCCTAAGCGATATTCAAAAGGGGCACCGTTACGACGATGTAGAATGGGGGGTGGGCGATCCCACTCTTGTTCCGCATACGGAAGAAGGCTTTTGGCCCGACGGTTCAGAGATCGACGGTCGATTGATTTGGGAGTTTCCCACTTCGGAAAACCCTGACGCGGCCGTGCTTAGAAAATGGGCGGAAATGTTTAAGACCCGTATGCTAGACGCGGGAGAAACGTCTGGCTTAATAGTGGACCTATTAGAGGATAAGGCCCACGATTTAGAAAAGGATAAGACATGAAAAAAAACAGAGCGCAGAGACGCGCAGAAAAATCCAATAAACCTTTTGCAAAACGCACTATGAAGCCTAAAAAAATTAGAGTTCAAGTAACGAGGGATTCCTGATGTTTATATTCACTTGGATAGGCCGCCTTTTATATGGTTCAGATTACGACGAATTAAGCCGACAAGCGAACAGGCGAAAACCTCGACGCAAGAAACGATAATAAATTACCCGCTTTACAGGCGGGTTTTTTTATGCTTAGTATATGCGACAAATCGCTTATTGGAGAATGTAGCAATGCTTAGAACTGTTGAACTATCGAGGGCAAAGAAAACCGCCGGAATAGCCGTCACATATAGAGCGGGCAAAGGTAACAATTTTGGAACGTGCCCTAGTAATTGTGAATTGAACGATAGCGGGCAAGGTGCAGCTACTGTTGACCCAGATTATCTTGACGCGCTTTTGAACGCTAAACCAAAAAAAGGGCTGTCCTTCACGTATTCACATTTTCACTATCACGGCTGGATTGATAAAATGCGGGAGGTAGGAAAGACGGTGATCAATTGGTCCGCCCCAAATCCTGTTTTTGCAGGAGCCTTTTCTGCTATGCACAAGGTCCCGACGGTTACGGTATTGACTGAGAAGCATTGGGAAAAACTAGGCAAAAAATCTTTTGAAACTTGCGAGGGCACAAAAATTGTTCGATGCCCTGCCGAATATCGCAATATTGGTTGTAATAATTGCGGCAACGGCGAGCCTTTATGCGCCCGCATGGACCGTGATTTTATTGTTGGCTTTACGGCGCACGGTCCCAATAAACGCAAGGCGGCCGATGAACAGACGCAAGGCGGGTGCTACGCCAATCAAGGCAATTGCAGAATATGGTGGAACGATACGGCGGCCGGAGATCAAGAAGAAACCGACGGAGAAAAGCTAACGCGTTTCGTTTCTGGACTTTCCCCGCGGGCAATTATCCGGCACCACGTCGCGGGAGATATTGGAACGGATTAAAACTTTCAAAAATTTAAGCTTGCAGTATATGCGAGTATATGCGAGAAAGGGCGGGGGCGGTTCCCGCCCTTTAACATTTTGGAGAATGTAAAATGGAAAATAACAAAGGAACACTCGCCGCACTATTGCAAAAGGTCCAAGATCAAAGCGCAAGACAAGCGGACTTTTTGGCTAGCACGGCGGACTTGCAAAAAACAACCGACGCAGAAACCGGAAACGCTCAAATTGTTATCGAACAAAACCGCGGCGAACCTACCCGCATTTTAGACGTTAACGACCACGCATTCGGCCAGATGTCAAACAACATAGGAATAGACGTAAAAACGGCTAAACGCCTTCAAGACGCTATCCCCGTTGAATTCGACGCGGTAGTTAATAAGCTTTGGACAAAGGACCCCAAAACGAGAATGTTGCGGGCACATATGGAAAACGAAGAAACGGGAACGGCGCGGGCCATTGTTTCTGACAAGTTTAAGACGTTCGATAATGTTAACCTACTTGAAAGCACTTTGCCGCAATTGATGGAAAGCGAGGCACAATGGCAAGTTGTGAACGGCGACATTTCAGAAAAACGCTTGTATTTACGCTTAAAGAGTAACGAGCAGCAAGGAACAGGCGCGGCCGTAGGTGACGTTATGGCAAACGGCATTGGCTTTTCAAATAGTGAAGTAGGCGCGGGCAGTGTTTCCGCCTATCAAATGTTCTGGACCTTGGCATGTTTAAACGGAATGCAGAGCGAGAAAAAAAGTCGCTGGTCTCATATTACAAGTGCCCGTGATAGTGACCAGTGGGGAATGTTAACGGATGAAGCAAAAGACGCGGACAACAAAGCCCTTGAGCTAAAATTACGCGACATCATAGGAACCTATGCGAGCCGTGAGGCGTTCGATGCAGCACTTGAAAAAATGCGGGCGGCATCTAACGATATTATTGAAGGTGAATATTCCGCTCAAGATACAGTAGATAACTTGGGTCGCGTTATGCAATTAACCAAAAAAGAAACGTCAAGCGTTTTGGAGGGTCTAATGAAAACTCTGGGTCAGGAGGGATACGCTGGAAACCCGTTAAGCCGGGCTACTATGGTCAATGCAGTGACGGCGGCGGCTAACCGTTCCGAATTAGACGACGTTGACGTCTGGCAAAAACGAGGCGGCGACGTATTAAACATGTCATCGAGGGACTGGCAACGCGTGGCCGCATAAATCCCCCTTACATCGACTATCGAGGCCCGCTCAATAGCGGGCCTTTTTTTGTTTGCATTATGAAAAAGACTATGCGAATAATCCCATAGTGACGGCGGCCGCCGTCGCGTTAAACATTTTGGAGAATGTAAATGGAAGACTTTGAACCAATTATTTTGGAAGACGAAACGCCCGCAATCGCGGAAAACTTTATTGATGCCTTAACCATCGAACGGGATAATTTGCGGGCAGAACTAGCCGGTCAGAAACGTGCAACCGAGAACATGACACTCAATCGTGATGCAATCAAGTTGCAATTAAACAATGCTGCAAAAGGTATTCTATCGATCATCGATGAAGACTTGGACCGACGCGTGAGTGAAATGGTCGAGGAAAACTTTCAAAATACTAACTGGGATAATTACGCGGACGATATTAAGAACGCTTTACCCAGTTGGGACATTGGAGACCATACCGACGACATAAACGAAGCTTGCAAGGATAACTTGCGAGACTTTCTGCAGGACGCAACCGTGAGGATCGAGTTATGAGCGGCACTTTAAAGATTAAAACGGGCGCGCTTATTGGGGCTTTGTCAATTCAAAAAGAATACCTTGAAAATATGTCTGATGCCTTCGCCTCGGTTAAATCCTGCAATGCTGACGCCTTAAGATTGGCGGAATTTATTAGGGATCATATAAACAGATTGGAGACTGAGCTATGAT